TATACATGGCAGCAAGTAGATTTAAACAGCAGACCAAATTACAAGTTAAATCAAGCTGGTGGGGCTTTCCAATTTACAGAGGTGTACAAACAGCCCTCCGTAAGTCGAATAACCGACCTCTCAAGGCAGATCACCTCAGAATCAGTTACCGAGACTACTACTATATTTTCCCAGTGATAGCAAGCCTTTTGGGGCAACCAGTATTTGCTAATGTGTCTCAAACATCTGCGCCAGTAGCCCAAAGTAGTTCAGCAGTGTCCAATCAGGCTGTACAAGTTTTAAATGGAAATCTTATAGAAAATCAATATGGAAATGGTGTTGTCTGCCAAACAAGTATGCTTACAATTTCACCTTTTATAACTTCCACATTTAACCAAAAGCGACCACAGGACTTAAGATATACGACCCCTGTTTATAACATGGCAACAGATGACAATGGAAACCTTACAAATGCTGGTGAGATTTTATACGATCAGGAAAATTATTCTGCAAACAGAGATTCATTAGGAGTGAATTTTGGTATAGCTGCAACTTTTTCCATACCATTATCTAATAAATTTCAAAATAATTGCTTAAGGTCAAGTTCAACAGAACAAAAGATAAGAGAACAAAAGCTAGCAAATATGCGATTAGATCACGAATTGGCAAGGCTTAAAAATTGTGGTGAACTCAAGCTCTCTGGAATATCCTTTGCTGTTAACTCTCCATATTATGAAATCTGTAAAGATGTTGTGGTGCAAGCAAAGATGGGGCAAGTCATACCACATACACACAAACTATATCCACAAAACAAAAAATAGACCTTTCAGAATCGCCTATAAGCCACTCTTATTCTTTCTTGCTTGTCTTACTATCCTTAGGTTTCTGTAATTTAGCTACAGCTTTCTTGACTAATGGCTTTACTAAATTAAGAACAAGGGGAGCAGAGCAGCCAACCAAAGCAAGAGTAAAAACGCTAGTAAACTGACCGATTGAAGGTATAAGTTTCTCATAATAAGTAACCTCCTCCCACTCAATCAGGCATTTGGTCTTGTCCTCATTGTAGTAAAACGACTTTATCTTTTCTATGCGATCATCATTGGCAAATGATCCAACTCTTAATGGTGACTCTGGATCTGGGCAAGGTACAAAAAACTCTTTTTCTTTTTTCTTGTTTGGTATTTCTGGCTTCACAGCCTCCATATAAGAAGGTGGTGAAATATTAGTATTTTGCGATGGTGATGAATAAACAAAGCTGTTAGGTGTCCACTGTAAAGGCTCATAACTTGGCATCTTTACACCGCACTTAATAACAGTGCCATTTTCATCAACATCAATTAAATTTATTAAATTATTTCTGTGAACTTTTACACAGCCAGCATAATTAATAATGGGTTTTGGAACTTTATTTATAACAGGAACTTTAAACTGCCATGCTTTTATTTCTGGTATTTGTATCTTATTAATATTTACCTGTGGTATCTCCACTTAAGATTTTTGTGGTGTTGGTAATTGAAAAGATGGGCCTGTAGTTTTTGGCAAAGTGTCTTTCATAACGTTAGGTAATTTTTTCTCTAAATCACCCATGAGTTTGTTTTTTAATGTTCTTTCAAATTCTGGACTCTGCATATAACGTATTGCAACGTAAGCTGAAACACTCATTGCAGTTACCATCACAAATGAGATAATTGACAATATATTTGCAATTTTGGAAAAAGTCATGGTAAAACAGGCAATACTAAAAGCGATAGGTCATGTAAGTATTATATCTATGCTCCTAATACTGCCAACTGTCATACCTTTGTATTTGACTATGTCAATGATGACTAGAACTTATACTTCAAACCAACCTTAGTTCCATAGCTGTTAGTATCGTCAGTTACTATAGAAAACTCTCCATATACATCAATATTTTTTGATGCAACTACATTACCACCAACTTTACCAGAAAAGTTTGTTTCTGAATCTGCACCATCTGGATTGTTAAGATACGCACCACCTTGAATGTAGTAGCTACCAAAGGCATT